CTCCCAATCATTGGGCAGGTGTTAGGTAAGGTATTGCCAGACCCGGCAGCAGCAGCAGAGGCAAAAATACGGCTAGCCGAGCTGGTTCAAAGAGGGGAGCTGGCGTTCCTAGACGCCGATGTCAAGGTGGCTCTGGGCCAGATGGAGATCAATAAAGAAGAGGCCAAGTCTGGTAGTCTGTTTGTAGCCGGATGGCGCCCCGCAGTGGGGTGGATCTGTGCCGTAGCACTGTCCTATCAGTTCGTTGTTCGCCCATTGCTCGCCTGGTACTCCTTGATAGCGACAATACCAGTTCCCCCGGAGCTAGACATAGCAACCCTTATGACGCTGCTGTTCGGAATGCTCGGCATGGGCGGCATGCGTATGTACGAAAAGGGCAAGGGCGTGGCTCGTGACAAACTATGAGTAAACTTCCGGAGAATGTAAAACTCCAGGAGATTCGTGAGGCAGCGGAAGCTGACCTCGTTACGTTTATTCGTCTTATTGCCCCGTACCAAGTCTTGGGAGCGATCCACGAAGAGATTTGCTCGTGGTGGACCAGACAAGACGCTAAGAGCCATCAACTTCTTCTATTGCCACGAGACCATTCCAAGTCTCGTTTGATAGCTTACAGGGCTGCGTGGGAGCTCACAAAGGACCCTACCAAGACTATCCTGTACATCTCTGCCACTACTACACTGGCCGAGAAACAGTTAGGGTTGATCAAACAGTTCATCACATCAGACATCTACCGAAGGTATTGGCCGGAGCACATTAATGCAGAAGAAGGAAAGCGTGAGTTGTGGAACGTCCGGGAAATCGCACTGGACCATCCGGCTCGTAAAGAGAACGGTGTTCGTGATCCGACAGTATTTACAGCAGGTCTCGGAACAACCATCACAGGGATGCACTTTGATATTGTTATCCTTGATGACCTAGTAGTACGGGAGAACGCCTACACAGAAGAGGGTCGTGGACGAGTTCGAGATACTTATTCTCTCTTAGCTTCTATTGAATCAGCGGAAGCTAAGGAATGGGCAGTTGGTACTCGCTACCACCCTAAGGATCTGTACGAGAACATGATGCAGATGGAGTACGAGAAGTACGACGAAGATGGGGAAATTCTAGGCGTCGAGCAAGTCTACGAAGTATTCGAGCGGCCTGTAGAGAATAGAGGAGATGGTTCAGGTGAGTTCCTGTGGCCACGTCAACGTCGATACGATGGTAAGTGGTTTGGATTCGATCAGAACATCCTGGCCCAGAAAAGATCGAAGTACATGGATGCCACACAGTTCTACGCCCAGTACTACAATCGTCCAGAGGATCGTGAGAATCCAGCAGTCAATCCCTCCACGTTCCAGTATTACGATCGTGCTCTATTAGACCGCCGCAATGGACGTTGGGCGTACAACGGGAATACTCTAAATGTATTTGCTGCTATTGATTTTGCTTTTAGTCGTGGCAAGAAGGCTGATTGGACAGCACTGGTAGTCATCGGAGTTGATGCTACTAATAACGTGTACGTCCTAGATATTATAACCCTGAAGACTGATCGTATCTCGGATTACTACAAAGCTATCATGGACTCTTACGTCAAGTGGGAGTACTCAAAGCTGCGAGCTGAGATCACTATAGCCCAGCAGGCTATTGTACGGGAGCTTAAAGAAGGGTACATCAAACCTAACGGGCTGTCTATCCGTATTGAGGAGTACCGCCCTACTCGTAATGAGGGCACTAAGGAAGAGCGTATCGCATCTACACTAGAGCCTCGATACGATAATCTTTCTATGTGGCACTATAAGGGTGGAAATTGCCAGTTACTTGAGGAAGAGCTTGTACTAAAGCACCCCCCACACGACGACATCAAGGACTGTCTTGCCTCGGCTATCGCCATCTCCTGTCCTCCAATCAGGTTTGCTAGACAGAATCGTGATAAGAAAGTACTTCCCTTCCATTCACGCTTCGGCGGAGTAGCCGCTTAATGGCAACAGGAACTGTTTTAGAAATCAATAACATCCTTGAGCCGGACGAGCTGGTGGATGAGATTGTCAATATGTACCAAGGATTTGACAATGGCCGGCAAGGATGGATAAAAATGGTTAAGGAGATCAGGGAGTACCTGTTCTCAACAGACACCTCTACCACTAGCGGGTCTCATCTTCCTTGGAAAAACAGGACAGTAATCCCAAAGCTCACCCAGATTAGAGATAATCTGCACGCCAACTACATGGCGGCCTTGTTCCCTAATGACAACTGGTTGAAGTGGGAGGGGCACTCACAAGAGTCTTCGATTAAAGATAAGCAGATGGCTATCGAAGCTTATATGGAGAACAAGACTCGTACTAGTAACTTTGCAGATACTGTCTCAGAACTATTGTACGACTATATTGATTCTGGTAATGCCACAGGGGAAGTAATCTACATACGAGAGACAGCAGTTGACGAAGAAACTCAGCAGGAGTACGTCGTATATCAGGGGCCTGTACTACGGCGCATTAGTCCGTACGACATTGTTTTTAATCCAACTGCAATCTCTTTTGACAAGACTCCTAAAATAGTCCGATATATCAAAACATTAGGGGACCTGGCTTGGGACGTCAAGCATCGTCCTGACCTACAGTACGACGCCCAAGTATTCGATGATATTGTGAAGACTCGTCAAGCAGTAGCTGGCTATAAACCAGCAGATGTCAATAAGGCACGGGGGTTGACAGTAGATGGGTTCTCTAGTCTGTCTGAGTACTATGGCTCGTCCTATGTAGAGATTCTAGAGTTTGATGGTAACATCTATGACACCACTACTGGTGAGCTTCTAGAGAACCACCTCATTACTATTGTGGATCGTCGTAAGATTCTTCGTAAGATTCGTAATCCTAATTGGCTGGGTAAGAGCAACCGTGTCCACGTTGGTTGGCGTAAGCGTTCTGATAACCTGTATGCCCAAGGTCCGCTTGATCTGCTTATCGGTATGCAGTATCGAATGAACCACCTTGAGAACCTCAAGGCAGACGTATTCGATATGATTGCCCACCCGGTACAGAAGATTCGTGGAGATGTAGAAGAGTACGAATACGCCCCCGGAGAGAAGATCTACTGTGCCGAAGATGCGGACGTTACGTTCATGCACCCAGACACTACAGCCCTCAATGCTGACTTACAGATACGTGACATAGAGCAGAAGATGGAGGACTTCGCTGGCGCCCCTCGTCAGGCTATGGGTATCCGAACTCCTGGGGAGAAGACTGCGTTTGAGGTTCAGACCCTGGACACATACGCCAGTCGTATCTTCCAAGAGAAGATTTCCCAGTTCGAGCGGCTGTTCCTTGAACCTGTCCTTAACTTGATGCTGGAGTCAGCACGTCGTAACCTTACCGGAAGTGACGTCATATCCGTAATGGATTCTGATCTTGGGTCTCAGACCTTTGCTACCATAACTAGGGATGATATTGCTGCTAGTGGCAAACTTCGGCCTATTGGCTCCCGCCACTTTGCTGCCACTCAGCAGCTACTCCAGTCACTGATGCAGGCTCTCAACTCACCTCTTAGCCAAGACCCGACTGTTATCTCTCACGTCTCTGGTAAGAGACTGGCTCATCTGGTATTCGAGGAACTTCCAGGTCTTCGCAAGTTTGCTCTCGTACAGGATAACGTACGTCTATTTGAGACGGCTGAGATTCAGCGTCTGTCTCAGAGGCTACAGGAGAACGTAGAGGTAGAGGGCCAGCTTCCCGTACCGGGTGAGGGAGAGCAACCACCGGTGGAAGAAGAGGGGCCTGTGGCTTGAAGGTATCGTCTTTCTGGTTCAAGAATTCTAGAGACCTAGCATCTAAGGAGGCAGTATCTAATGATCTGTTAGCTAGTAGACCTACCATGATGCGCCTCAAGGAGCTTCTTCTGGAAGAGATAGAAGACACCATGAGCAACGTAGTTTCTCAGAAGAACTACAAAGAAATACCTAACTGGGATCGTTGGGTGGCGGATCAGTTCGGATATGTGCGTGCCCTCAAGACTTTAGTCGAACGAATCCCTGATTACACAACTAAGTAGGAAATATATGTCTGACCAAGACACAAGTTTGTTTGACGGTGCGGCTGCTACCACCAATTCCACCGACCTCTTACCGGAGGTCGCGGAGCTTATTGGTGAGGGTAAGAAGTACCGAACTCCTGAAGATGCCCTGAAGTCTGTACCACATGCTCAGAAGCACATTCAGGAATTGGAGGCCACCCTTGGGGAATTGCGCGAAGAGCTGACCAAGCGCGCAACACTTGAGGAGGCTATGGCGCAGTTGCGCCGAGATTCTACGCAGATCGCTGACAACGGGGGCGTCGCACAACCAGCGGCTGCTGCACCCGATCTTGAAAGCCTGGCTAAAATTGTTGACGGGTTGGTAGAGAAACGAGAGCTGTCTAAGGTTCAGCTAGAGAACCAGAGGAAGGTAGTAGCTTCTCTTCAGTCCGCGTTTGGGGAAAAGGCTCGTGAAGCACACGCTGCACGGCTTGCGGAGATTGGTATGTCGCAGGAGGATTTTACTTCTCTTGCCAGCCGGTCTCCTGCTGCTGCGCTTGCTTTGTTTCCCGAGGCGTCTCGCGCTAATGCTCCTACTTCTGGTGGCACGACTACCGGCTCGGTAAATACTGAGCGTTTCTCTGGTAGTGGCCAAGTGAAGCAGGGCACTTACGCGTGGTACAGCCAAATGCGAACTACTGACCCCAAGAAGTATTTTTCACGAGAGGTCCAGATCGAGATGGCACAAAAAGCTAAGGAACTCGGTCCCTCTTTCTATACGTAATAGGAGAATTTAATAATGGCTTTCACGACTAGTAATGTCGGCGATCATCTGATTCGGGCGGAACTCTGGAGCAATCAGCTCAAGGATATTTTGCTCGACGAGCTTATGGCTACCCAGTGGGTCCGTTGGCTGACCGAGTTCCCGGATGGTAACACGTTTACTATCCCGAGTATCGGTGAGGCGGTTACCACGGATATTCAGGAGAATGTTCCGATCGAGTACACTGCGATGGATACTGGTGAGTTCCAGTTCTCT